ACGTCAACACAACCATCGGCATTCGGACGTTAATTTGCATCCACATTTGCGGGCTGATGGGGCCAATGGCAGGCAGGCGCGTGTCTTTGTTCCACTGCGTCTGGTCGATAAAACACCAGAAGTCCGGCGGCAAATCAAACGATTTTTCGCGCTGACCGGGTTCGTCTGCTTTAATTTCGACCTCGTACTTCTTGACTAGCTGCTGCCAGTCGTAGAGGTTGAACATGTCTTGCGCAGCTTGGTTAACTGCCGACACTATTTGCTGAATATTGGCATCAGACGACCCGGCCGGGTCTTGAGGCTTATTAAGACCAACCATAGTCGCGACTTCGCGAGTGATGTCGTACAAAGTAGCGTATTGGTTGATCTCATAAGCAGTCATTTACTTGCCTCGCGTTCCGGTTGCGGGTTTTTCTTCCGCTTTTGCGGTGCGGCTCATCAGTTCTTGCATTTGTTGCTTTAAGCCCTCTAGCTCCAAGTCGCGCTGCGCCAGTTGCGATTGCAGATCAGCAATAGGTGCTTTGCCGTTTGCGGTGTCCAAGAACAATTGAGCTTTGCGCTTGTCTTCCACAAAACCCATGACGCCAGCCGCTTGAGAGCCGTCCGATGCACTGGCCAACTGTTCCACCGTGACCAGGTTCAAAAACTCATACTCTTTGATCTTGGACTCTGACATCCACACCAAAGACGACAAGGGGGTGCCAACGACTTGTTGCTGTTGACCGGCTTGAAAACGCTTGTAAGCATCGGCAAAACGACGCTTGTCCATGCCAAACGCAGGACGCTTGATGATGCTGTGCTTATCGCCTGGCACCAATATTTCGATGTACTCGGTGTCTTTGAAAATCTTGCGTCCGGCTTTGATTGATTTAGCCGTCTGCTCAACCGGATGCATGTAAAAACGCACCATCAGTTTCTTGTCCTCTTCCGGATCGTGCTCGCCCGCATTTTGGTCTTCAGCAAACGGGTTGCGCTGCAACTCGTCGAGTGTCAGACCTTCGCTTGGGATCGTGGTGGTGTCTTCAATCATTTTTATTACTCCATGAGAAATGGGGGCCGTAGCCCCCGTGGATTACTTCTTTGTGGTTTTCTTAACGGGCGCTTCTGGCTCGGAAACTTCTGGAGCCACTTGTGCGCCTGCTTGGTACTTGATGGTCGCGGCTGCGCCACCCATAAACGAACCCGTAGTGACCGTTGCCGGGTCAATGTCAGGTGAATAGCCCATGCCCTGATTCAAGCCGCCCAAGGGTTGAGTAGGGTCGTCAAGATAGGCAATCGGGGCTTTGGAAGATGCGAACGTAGGCATGTCTTTCTCCAAAAAGGGGGAATCTCAGGCAAGTGCCCGAGACTCCCGAAGTTGCTCACCACCACAGCGAACAACCGATTAGGTCGTAAACAACCGACCTTGGAACTGGGAGCCTGAGCATGTCATGTTGCCTGCCCAGCCCATGACCTGCACCTCAGCGTCCTGGTTAACCGAGAAACGACGCTCTGGGCCAATCGTGGTCATGTTGCGATCACGATGAGGACGCCAGAACAGATATTTGCTGTTTAAGAAAAACGCCGTGTTAGCAGGACATGCACCGCCGATGCCGCCATCAAGCACCACGTCCGCAGACATGAACTTGATCGAATCGAAACCGAGTGTGGCCGAACGAGAATCGGTAAAACGCTGCTGAGGCTGCAAGCTGCCCATAAACGCGTTCCAGAACTGGTTGTCGCAGACAATCAGGTCAGGACGATCAGAGCCACGAATGAGCTTGGTCCACAACGCGTTCATAAAGGTCTGCACGTTGGCAGACGTGATGCCCGTGGTAGAACCGCCGTCAACATTGGCATCAAACTTCTGACTGCGCCAGAACTGCCACGTTGCGCGATCAATACCGCCGTAAGTACCTGAGCTTGGATCGGCAGGAACGGCAGCGTTCAAACCGGTAATGCTCTTGCCGCCATCAGCGGTGCCGTCACCATAAATGGCACTAGCTAGCTTGTTGGCCATTGTTGATTCAGCCACGTTTAAACGGGCTTCAAGCAAATCAATCATGCGCTCTTTGCCAGCGTTTTGCAGGTACTCAAGACCGGAGACTGTGACCGGCACCGCAGCCTGTTTTAATTGGTACTCAGCAGCGGTAATAACGCTTTGAGCAGCAACCGGCAAAAGGTCAAAGCCTGAATAGAAACCGAAGTTGGAATTCTCTTGGTAGCTGATCTCTTCAAAGATCACGTTACCGCCGGTGATTTCTCGAATGCCGCCAGCGCTGTTTAAGCGCGTCAATAGTGCGTTGTTGGCGGTAACGTTATCAGCGATGCGCCGAGAACGATTTTGAATAGTGGTTGCGACAATGTCGCTAATGTTCATGCTCATGATGAAACTCCTAGAAATGTGACAAGAAAACGATCTTCTTGGCCGTCTTTTCTGCGGAGTTCCGTCAAGGATGGCTCACTGACAACCCAATGTGCTTGGGTGGGGCTTACGCCTCCCGTGTAATTACAGTGTAGACAATTTTTTCAATTAAATCAATTAGTTAGACAAACGACTGATGGCAAATTCCAAATCATCTCGAATACTGCCGGTGCCAGCGGGTGCTTGGGTGTGTGCCGGGGGCGCTGAGCCGTGCACGCTCACCGCAGCCCGCTTGGCCTTTTGCGTGGTTTCATTGACCTGCTGGGCCTGCTCAGCCTGCTGACGCTTGGTCAATACCGTGCGAATTTCTGGATTAGCCCAGCAGGCACGATCGTACGCCTCTTGTAGCGTCATGGATTGACCTTTTTGCGCAGCCAGGTCCAAAAGGTCGGCCATATCAGCGCGTACGTCTTCCATGAACTCGGCTTGGCTGGCAAACTGCTGCAACTCCGCTTGCGTGGCTTGTTGAGCCTGCTGTTGCTGGTAATGCTGCTGCTGTTGGAATTGCTCCCGCATTTGGCGTAACGGAGTAAGTTCCTGCTCATACTGCTGTTTCAATGCAGCGATTTCGGGCGTATCCTCTTTGGGCGCCACGCCGGCCAACGAACGGTCAAGTGTTTGAATAAACGACTGCTTTCCAAACCGATGGATGCCAAATTGATTGGTGATTTGCGCCACCAGGTTGGCCACCTGCTCGGCATTACCGGTACGCAGCATGGCTGCGGTGCTGAACAGATTATCAATGGCCGATATGGGATTGCCGCCTTCAGCTTTGATGAAATGCTGGTAAGGCTGGATAGTTTGGTTCACTGCTTGAGCAAATTGACGCGCTTGAGCCGTCTCGCGCAGTTTTTCGTCAATCTCACGCTCACGTTTGACCACTTCTTGCTTAACGTCGTCTGGCAAGCCTTCCCAATGCTCCCTAACCGACGGTTTCCAGCCAGCGGGGGCTTTTTCCACATTGTACTGTTGGTTTTCGTTTTCTTGATCGGGCGCAGGCGCGTCTTCTTTGGTTTGTGGAGGCTGATTTGGCTTTTTGACCTCTACAAAAGGCTTTTTTTCGCTTTCTTCGTCCGTTTTTGACGAATTTTTGTCAATTTCGTCTTTTAAAGACGTTTTTTCTTCTGTTTTGGCGGCATTTTCATCCGTTTCAGACGGTTTTTCGTCTTCAACAGTCGATTCTTGGGCCGGTGTTTCAGGTTCAGGCGCTTGATCTTCGGTTTCAGACGCTTTTTGTTCAAAAGCCTCTTCCAAACTGCTGCGTAAATCGTCTTCAGGGGTCGCTGTGGTGGTGTTTTCGGGTGGCATTTTATGCTCCTATCGGGATTTAAGGTACTCGATTGCTTCGTTGATGTCGTTCTTAGAAACAGAGCCGCGCTGGCCAAGGTGATACTCGTCCCTTTGCTGACGTTTCTTGGCAAACTCGCCCGCGTAATCGTCATACGTGGTCAAGTCGTTGCGTTTCATGTATTCACGATGCTTTGACCTGCTGGAAATATCAGTGCCATCGGGGGCTTGCAGCCCGTCGTAGTGGCGGTCTCCCCATAGCGCATCATCGCCGTTGCCGTTACGTGGGCTGCCTGAGCTGTGGATGTCTACCTCTACTAACGTGCCGTCTGGCATCTGTCGCCAACGTCTGCGTGTCATGGCTGTCCTCCTGGTGTGCCCGGCGGTAACTGCACCGGCCGGGGCATTTGCGCTTGTGGTGGTTGATTAGGATTCACCGGGGGCGGCGCAACAGGAGAAGGCTGCGCGGGGGGTTGCGGAGACGGAGACGGAGACGGAGACATACCTCCCTGCCCCGGTGAAACTGGTGGCCCACCCGGCATCATCGGCGGACCGCCTGCGCCCATGGGTGGCAATAATGGTTCTGGCGGGATCGGCGGGAACGGCATCCCAGCCTCACGGGCTTTGAGTGCGGTCTCAGCCAAATCTTTGGCCGCACCTGCACGACGCTCAAGCGCACCCGCTTTCTTTTCTTCAATCTCAGCGTAATCACGCTGAACCTCAGCCGCCTCTTTCGGGTCAGGCTGCTTAGGCTGCGCCAGTGCTTGGTTGGCCTGCATGATAGCTTTGTCCAACACGCCCTCGATGCTTTGGAATCCGTGAAAACTTGCCATGTACCACTTGACCATCTCTAAGAACATAGGGCCTGTCTGTGGCAACGCCTGTGCGGCCTGATGGGCTTGTTGCAAGAACTGCCCCATGGCGGTCAAAGCCTCGGTACGTTGCTTAATCATCTGCTGCTGGTCTTGGTAGGCCATCGTCTCAGCTTGCACTTTGACCTTGTATGCAAGCGCCTGTGGCGACTTCAGCAACTGGATAGCCGGTTGTGCTAGCTGCGCGTCAGGCGTCATCATGATGTTGGATCGTTCAGCGATGATCTGTGGTTGAAAGTGCTTTTCGATGATCTCAGCTTTGATGCTTAACGTGCGCTGCACAAACATGGCCACGGCTTGTTGCTTCTCCGAAATGCGCGTCGAACCAAACTGCGCCTTTAACTGCTGAGCCGATGCCGTCTCGCTGGCCTTGGTCGAGCCGCGCATGATGTCGCTAATGCCAAGCACTTCATAAATCTGACCCTTAACCTGGTCACGCAACATCACCAGCCTTTCAAGCACCGCTGCCACGTCTTGGATGGGCATCCATTCGATCTTGCCCTTTAACCCGCCAGATTCTGCAAAAAGCGCCCAATTATCAATGGGAATTAGCTGGTTTTCCGTTGCTTGATTGAGCATCCGTTGCACGCCGTCGGCTGACTTGTCGTACACGCCAACCAACTTCATACCGCGGGTGAGCCACGAAATTCGAGTGTTGATCTCGTCAAGCTGGTCAAACTGATCTTGCGCCATGACGTAGTCACTGCGCGGAATGAATTCAGCCGTTGTGGTGTTCTCAAGCAACGGCTCAGGACACGGAAAGAAATCCGTTAACTGCAACGGGTCTTGCACTTGGTCTAGCAAAAAATCGCACCCTTCAGCGTAAAACACCACCGACCGGCTTGCCTTGTCCCAAATTTCCCACACCTTGGCTCGTGACCATGGGTCTTTTGGGGGCGGCATCTGCGCGCCGTTTGGCGATTGCTCAGCCTTGGGTCGGCTCTTGGCCATGGGCACTCGGTTGCCCACCTCTTCGCCAAATCGAGACACCAACTCAGCTTTGGTCATGTACACGCGCCTTGCTACCCAGCGCACGTCTGCCCACACCCGGCACGGGGAGTACAGAAAATCATCCCAGAACACGTAGTCGGTAATGACGTCTTCGCCCACGATGCGCTCGTACTCGGTGGCCGGTGACAACTCCATGCCCGTCATGGGGTCGATGACCGGGTCGATGTACTGGGTCTGCGTTTTCACGTCATAGCGTGACCAGACCTGACCAAGACCTAACGTGGCCCAGTCCTGCAACGCCAAGCGAATACTGGAGCGAGACGTAGCGCCATCGGCCTGCACGTCGTTGTTAAGCAATCGCTCTAAGATCTCTGCGGCCACACGTGCCACGTCATCGTTGTAGTCCGTAAATTCACGCCCCACGGCCACCTTGGGCGGTCTGGCGTAGAGCATGGACATGATGACTTTGATCGTGGACCAGAACAAATTGACCCGGTACTCGGTGTTTTCTGTAGCTTCTCGCTTGTCCAAGTACCGCCGATTGATTTTCTTGGCCTCTTTTTGAAACGGCTTCATGAACTCCTTGGCCGATTCAATCTCTTGTGCCCACATCTTGACCGGCGTCTGTGCGTCTTCTACCGATTCCATCTCTGTCGTACTCATATCCGCGCCCTTGTTTGTGGTTGCGCGGCGTACAGATCTTCTAAGCAAAACCCGTAAGTCGCACGTTGATTAACCTCATCGCTAGCCACAGCCGCCTCTGGCTGCGCCACCCTGCCGCACGCTGCGGCCAAATACCGAAAACTGTCTGCGCCGTGAGAGTGCGCATCGTGGTTGGGCTGGTTTCTAAACGCCCCCGTCTTTTCGTCCCAGATGCGGCAGTACGCCCGCAGGTGCTCTAACCCCTCGTAGCACTTCTCTTCATCAAACCAACACGCAGCCAGCACCTGACGTGCCGCTTCAATGGAGTCTTGCAACTTCATTCTGGGCACGATCTTTGGCACCACGCCGGCCGATAGAAACGTCTCAACGATCGAGCGTCCGGTTTGCAAAGACTTTGCTCTAGCATCGTGGGGCAACCACACCTCATCGACATTACCCAATGACCGTATCCATTCAATGTAGTGCTCGATTTCGCGTCCGTGGTTCTCGTAATACCCAACGATGCGAAAGCCACCCGGTGCTTGTTGCCACACCCACCACGCGCAACTGTCGGTAAATCCCAAGTCGCCTACCACGTTGACGGGAAACTCCGGGTCGCGCTGGAAAATGTCGCCAGTGCCAATACGTCCCTGTTCGGTCAGCAGCCCGATGTCGCGAGCGAAATAGCTGCCCGGTATCGATGCGTCGAAACTGCACTCGTACTCGATGGCGTATGTTTCCGCTGTCATCTGAGCGCGTGCCTGCTCCAGCTCGTTGCTGTTGATGATGCCGGTTTTGCTGGCAGGAAACTCCAACAGCAAATGCGTGTCAGGGTTCATGCGTGCCTCTTCACGCATCGTCCAGAACATGTTTCTGCCTTTGGGCGTTCCCATAAACACCGCCCACCCCATGCGGTCGGACAAGGCCGGGCGTAGAACGGATAGCCACGCGGTGGGTCTCATGTCACCAAACTCGTCAAGGATCACGCCATCGAAATACAGACCCCGCAAACTGTCGGGGTTGTCTGCGCCACCGACATAGATGGTCGATACGTTTCCGTATGCGTTGTCGATGGTAATTTTCAACTCAGCCTCGTTGGGCTTTTTGTTCCACAGCGGCTCGGTTAACTCTTTGAGGTATGCCCAGGCCACCTTTTTTGCCTGATCTCGCATGGGGGCGAGGTAGGCGAATTGGGGTCTCGGAAGACCGGTCTCCAGTGCGCCGATCACAAGGTCTGCACACGCGCCATAGGTCTTACCGAACCGCCGGTGTGCCACGATCACTGTCCAGCGCTTGTCGCGCTTGTGGAATGGCAGGAGCTGGGTTCTGGGTTGGTATTGTTGGATGCTATTCATGGTGCGACCTAGAACGACAATTTTCCATGGACGACTCCGGAGCTGGGAACAGCTACCCCCCTTCGGTTTGCATGGGGCGTGGGGGTCTGCTTAGTCGTCATCGCTGCGCTCGCGTGGCTCTGGCTGGCAATCATTAGCCACACCCTTTACATCAACGTCTATAACATCTTGATTCTTAACGCCTTTGTTGTCATGACCGACAGATTGTAAATCCGACTGTGCAATTGCGCGGCCTTGTAGCCAGGCTAACTCGACCCTCACCTGGTGATTGACTTCACCTTGCAGTTGCGCGGGTATCAACCGGCCGTAAAGCTGCAACACAGCGGCCCTGTCACTGGCCGTGCCTTTCATCATGCTAACTAGCCAGTCGACGCCGCCGCCTTTCTCAAAGGCCTGCTCGGCTGCTTTCTTGAATGTCCTAGTTATTTTGTTGGGAACGCCTTTGGGGCGGCCTTGTGGTGTAGGCGCGCCGGACAAGGGGGATCTAGGAATAGGTTTCTGGCCTTCAGAAACCCCTTCAAGCTCGGAGCCTGCTGATTTTTTGCGATTTTCGACTTCTGACATGTCGCCTTTGCGCTAAGTCATTGATTTCATTAACGAATCATAACTAAGGGCACGGCCTGATGCAACTATTTGTCGTTATAAATCAAGGAGTTACGCTAAAGACGCGATTTTTTGTTGATTTTAAGGGGTTTGGTGCTTGTAATAGGTTGAATCAACCTATACAATTCTACTTAACGCATCGATTGATGCATTTTTACTAGGAGTCACTGCCATGACTAACGAAGTTAGAGAACACGTACAGCACATTGTGCAAACAATCGAAAACGGCCTCGATTCTGTCGAGCGTGAGGATGAAGGCCAGTACCCAATGGATGGCCTCGAATATCTCAGCGACGCGCTAGCGATTGAATACATCGTGAATGGAAACCGTGAGGTTTTAGGCGCGCGGATTTTGGTGGCCTTTGGTGGCCCGAATATATGGATTAACACTCGCTCGCAAACCGTAGAGGGTTATTGGTGGCAAGATAAATTCATCGAATCTTATTCACGCGATGAAATAGGCCTTGATGAGGCCGTGGAAACACTTTGGAACTGTTAAGGGGTTAATCATGGCTATTTTTGAGATTTATTACGGTAAAGAAAAACCCATTACCGCATCGGGTAAACATGAGGTTAAATTGCTTCGCTTCGCGTATGAGCACAAATGCTGGCATTACATAACCATGCGCGGCCCTGCTGAAAAACGCGCTATTAAAAACCTAGCACGTAAGGGTTATTTTGAAATTCAAGGCGACCGTTTTCGCTTTACATATCCTACACACTAAGGGGCTAATCATGGACAAGAGAAAAGTAGAACTACGCGATTACACGATAGCAAAGCATTTTTTATGCGCTTTGATTAATGGCGATTACACGGGACTGTCGGACGAAGAAGAAACACGCTTTAATGACTGGCTTGATTGTGTAAGCGAACCCGGCCCTCATCATTGGAACGCACCCAGTGACTGTGAGACCGATTTTAGGCGCTGCGAGATTCTCGATTTATATGCGGATTGCGTAACCGTTACCCAGGTTATTTATCGCCAGCAATGCTAGCCATTGGTGACTAAAACCCTATCTGCTAACCTATCAGGCCGCCTAAGCTGCGGCCTTCTTTTTGGGGACAACAAAACATGTCTATCGACTACACACAACTAGGCCTTGTCATAGGCGGCGCCATTGTGCTGCCTATCGTCCTAGTGATTGCCGCCTTACTGCTGATAATTGGTATCGTCATGGCCCGATTGATGCTATCAGGCCAGATACTCTACCCGCTACTGCTAATCGTGGCCATGTTCGCAATATCGCCTTTCGTGGCCGTTGCCTACTGGACACTATGCTTCATCATCGCCACGCCTTTGCATCTCTACTATGGAAGCATGCCCAATGACTAACCCGACACCTGAACAGATCCGAACAGCTCGCCTTAATGCCAAGCTTACCCAGCACCAGGCGGCCTTACTGGTGCACCTTTCTGATTCTGCTGCCTGGCGTAAATGGGAACTAGGCCGGTACAAAATGCCTTTAGCCACGTGGGAGTTGTTCTTGTTGAAAACCAACCAACCAGAACCCAGAACCGAGAACCCGGCACCTGATGCTACTCAGAACCCGGCACCTGATGCTACCCAGAACCCGGCACCTGATGCTACCCAGAACCCGGCACCTGATGCTACCCAGAACCCGGCACCTTTCCCCACGGATAATTTTTCACCCCAATAAGGCGCATTTCAATTGACCCCAGTAAGGCGCATTTCAATTGACCCCAGTAAGGCGCATTTCAAACACCCCACCCCTAATTTCTCGCCACGCTTTCCACGATAAATTTCTATCATCAAACCGTGACCGAAATCTGTGACGTGACAAGCGTGACAAAACACCCCCCTAAAGGGGGGGGTTTGTACTGTCACACTGGTCAGTCATGTCCCAAAATCACCCTGGCTGTGACAAAAGCGTGACATTTTGTGACATACCTGCCCGCAAACCCGCATGGAATAAGGCTTTCAAAAATGTCACACCGATGTCACGCTTGTCACAACACGTTACCAAACTGGCAACTATAGGGGGGTTTTGACCCCCAAAAAAGAGCCTTTTTTAGGGGTAAATGTCACGTTTGGTCACAAAATGTCACGCTTTTGTCACGCTTTTGTCACGCTTTGTCACGCTTTGTCACGCTTTGGTCACAGCTAAATCTTGCATAACAATGCAGATTTGTACTAAATGGTAAAGAAGCTTTCGTCTAGGATAATGGCGGCATCCTTTTCAATCTTGACCGCGTGGGGATAGGTTTCGGCCACTTCTAACAGCCCGTCTTTATACCTTTGCTTGGCTTTGCGTTTTGTGTTCTCCGACATGGGCGCTTTGCCGTCCGCTTTCAAAGCTTTGTCCTTTTCACGCAAGATGTCGCTAACCAAGTCATCAACCTTCAAAGACTGGCCGTCTTCGACAGCGGTGCACAAAGCTTGCCTGGCAGCGTCACCTGCCTTTGTCATTTTGGGCGCTGTCACTTGATCCATATGCTGAACCACGCAGGTGGTTATCTCATCGCCATCACGGTTCACACCAAGACTGACCGGAAATAGCTGGAACGGGTACTTCTGCCCAGCTTCCCCGTCTTTTTGTTTCTCAATGAAAACGCTGCGCCCAGCGGCAGCGTACTCACATTCCAAAACGGCGTAAGCGGTGCCTTGCAGCATGGAGTGGCCACGCATGCCAGCGGCCTTGGACTTGCCGCTGTGGTGCACGAGCAGCACGCCAGCATCGAGTTCACGGTACAGGTGAAGGCAGTTATCGAGGTAAGCGCCTAAGTCTTGACTGGAATTCTCATCGCCCCCAATGAGGCTACGCGATAGCGTATCAATGACAATCAGTTGCAAGTTGTCGATTTGAGAGGCGTGGTACAGCAAATTGTTAACCGTGGCGGCGTCTAATAGGTTCGGACTGGCGTTAATGACTTTAAGCGGTATGTCGTCAAGGTTGACGTTAAATTGTTGAGCGTAGCCGCGAAACCGTTTACGCAAACCCGCGCCCCCTTCGCAGGCCACGTAAAGCACGGCACCTTGTTTGACTTTTAAGCTGTCATTGCGCCACCTGGTGCCAGACGCAACGGCCATGCACATGTCCATGGCCATGAATGTCTTGCCGCTACCCGGCGCCCCGTACAGCACCGACAAGTTACCCACGGGCAACGTGTTATGAATGAGCCATTCGATGTCAATGGACTGCGCGGCAAACTCTGACACGGTAAACGGCTCTAACGGGTCGGGCTTGTCGGTATCGGGCTTAGATTGCGTCAATGCAGACACGGGCGTTTTTGTGGCTTTAGCGGCCATGTGGCGCAGTGTGCCGAACGTCACGTTATAGCGCTCTGGGTTGGAGCTAAAGCTGTCCCACTTGGCACGCAGATCGTCTTCACTGGTGTACTTCTCGCCATTAGACGACCACGTATCCCAGAGCGTGAACCCGTCATCGCTTGCCTGGTACTCATGGTGCAGCGCCATGCCGACTTTGACCCACTCAGGGTAAGACATGTCCGGGTTTAAGGTGTTAAGCAGTGCGGTGGCCGATGATGCGGGCGTAAACGTTGACGGCTTGTAGGTCGATAGGATGCTTGCCGGGTCAGACGGGTCGGTGTCATCGTGCTTGGATGGCGCGTCGATTAGGCGCGACTTGATGTAAGCGTCAAGCTTATCGCTCACAGTGGCCACGTGATCTTCACATCCCACAAGCTCAGTCTGGTGTAAGGCCGCGCCGGTGAAAGTAACAAAGCCCTTGGTGGAAAATACTTCAAAGCCAAAGGGCTTGCCGTGAGGATCTTTCATATTGCCACGCGAGGTGCCACGCCAAAAGGCTCTAACGCCATTGGTCGAAGGCGAGTACTCAGCGTAGGTGCCGTGAACCAGGGTCATGACATCAGGGTGCACGGTGGCGTCATCGTCTTGCGGCTCGCCTTGGACGCAGTTATCAAAGTCGCCTGCCACGATGTTGAACTCGGGCATGAGACAAAACCCCACACCTGAGTAATTGCGTTTGATGGCGATCTCTTTGGCCGTGTCAAAGTCGGTCAAACGGCTGCGATCCTCAGCCGACCCCTGCTCGCCCTGGCGAGCCAAGCCGCTGACGTAATACGGCACCTTTAATTGTTTGCCACCGTTGGGGTTTGGCTCGTAGCGCCACACCAGCCAGCCTTTAAGGTCGCGCATTAAAGAGGGGGCGTTAAGCAGCTTTAAAGAAGGGTTAATGGGGTGAACATTACTCATGGTCGGCGTCCTTTTGCATCGTGGCTTCATAGAGCTGATGCAAGGCGCGACCGACTTGGTAGCTGGTCTTCTTAATACGTTGGGTACGGATGCGGCAGATAGTAGCTTGCGTGGAGCCAGTCATCTCGGCGATCTCGGCTTGGGTCATGCCACGAGCCTGCAAGGCGTCGATCAGGTCAGCGGGTTCTAATAAAGTGGACATGGCGTTTATTCTCTTATGAGTTAGTTGAAGGGACTTAAATGATACTTATCAGAATTATTGAAAGCAAGGAGATTTGCGTGGGGCGGTGAAAATCAAGTGCTTTAAGATATTCATAGGTGTATAATTAAAGACACGGGGAACACGATTTAGGAGACAACCATGAACCCAGTATTAGCAAGCAACATACGCCACTTGATGGCTAGCTCAGGCATTGCCACGGCTACTGAGTTATCCCGGCGATGCGGCGTGGCGCAGCCTACGTTATTTAGGTGGTTGGCCGCAGACGCCCGGGAACCAAGGCACAGCAAGTTGCAACTGCTAGCGGATTACTTTGGCGTGGGGTTAGTGGACTTGTTAGAGAAAGACTTGAGCACTGGCGAGAAGGTGTCCAGACCCAAGGTAACTGCTAGAGCGCAGGTACCCATGGTGCCTGCCAATCGCGTGCGTGATTTGCAAAACTTTATTCGGGAAGGGGAATACGAGCTGTGGCCATCGATCCATTTGAAGCCGCAAGAAGAAGGTTTTGCGTTTAGAGTCAAAAGCACGCTGTTCGAGCCAGAGATTCCAGCCAACAGCGTGGTCATTGTTCAAGCGTCACGCAAGCCTAAAGACGGCGATATTGTGGTCGCCCTGGCAGCGCCAAGCACTGCACCGCTGCTCAGACGCTTAGCCACTGACGGAATCGATCAGTACTTGGTGCCTTTAAGAGCCGACATGGAAATGATACGGGTGACTGAAGACGTACAACTTATTGGCGTGGTGAGCGAAATCCAAACGGTGCGACAGATATAAAACGCTTACATCGCCTACCAACCAGACCCTTCGGGGTCTTTTTTATTGTTTGCAATCATAGGCTTACGCAAAACATAGGGAAAACCCGCATAAAATTTTCGTAGTAATTTCTCATTTTTGGGTTGCGGTAGCGGATTTTCTTAGATAGTATTCGTCTTGTTGTTTATTCAAACACGCATAAACGCAAGAGGAAATCATGACAAAGAAAGATACTATCCGTGACGCATTTCAACAAGACCAGAACCGGCGCATCATCGAAATCATTGCCGAACTGGTAGCCGACCAAGTAGCAGATCGATTGGCCGAGCGTTTTCCAAATCTGGCAAATGTTGCAGTTGCACCCCCTACCACCACCACAGACAGCCTTCAAGAGAAGGCAGACGTAGCCGCTGAGATCGAGGCTGCCACCTCGACTGCGGTTTCTCCTGACGATGTGCGCCAGATGTTCATCGAGTTAGGTGAAGTATGTGGGCGCGATGCTCAGGTAGACGTGCTAGCCGAATTCAATGCCAAGAAGCTGTCAGACATTGAACCCGAGCAGCACGGCCTGGTCGTGGAAGTGGTGGGCAACATGTTGATGGAGGCTCGCAATGGCTAAAGTCATACCCATTCAAGCGAGCACGCACGCCAAGAAATACCCCCCTTCTAGTCTTAAAGCGATCAGGCTTTGCAACGGGTACCGACCTTCCGAAGGCTCAAGCAGTTACGCGAACGAAGGCACGGCTGCCCATCAGTTAGCGCAAGATTGCTTGGAGCGCGGCATTGAAGCTTACGACTTGATCGGCACCGTCTATGACGTAGACGATGAACTGATTGAAGTCACGCTCGATATGGCTCGCCACATTCAAACGGGATACGTTGACCCTGTGCTATCGATGGCCGCAGGCCACAGGCTCATGGTTGAACAAAAGTTGCCCCTGTCCGGTGTGACTGGTGAAGATTCAGAAGGCACAGCCGATGCGGTGATTTTGAAAGACCGCGCTATCACGATTGTGGATTTGAAGTATGGCATGGGCGTCAAAGTTGATGCGCAAGATAACGATCAACTGATGGCCTACGCCTTGGCTGCCATTCACGCCTACGAAGCAGCGACAGGTCCCGTCGATCACGTGGATCTGGTCATCATCCAGCCTCGGTTAAACCACGTAAGCGAATGGCGTGCAAGCCGTTTTGACTTGGAAGCGTTCGGTGTGCGTCTGTCGATCATGATCGACAAGATCGAGCACGGCTTGGTTAGAAAGGAGCCGGGCGAAGTGCAGTGCAAGTGGTGCGCTAATGCGCCATCGTGCGACGCACTGTCGGCGTCTGTGTTTGAAGCATGTGACTTAGATTTTGAAGACCTCACTGGCGAGAGCGAACCCAAGATGATGGACAACTTTGAGTTGGCTAAGAAGCTGTCTGCCATTGGCATGATTAAGACGTGGATTGGCGCGGTCGAAGAAGAATCACGCAAGCGACTGTTGTCTGGTCAGCAGGTGCCAGGCTTCAAAGTGGTTGAAGGTCGCAAAGGCGCACGCAAGTGGGTCGATGCCGCTGAAGTCGAAGAGTTGATGCGTCAGATGCGTCTAAAACGTGATGCCATGTTCAAGACCAGTCTGGTTTCACCCACCGACGTGGAGAAACTTTACAAGGCCAAAAAGCTTGGCCCCACCCAGTGGCGAAAGCTTGCCGACATGATGTCGCAGGCACCCGGTGCGCCAACCGTCGCCCCCGAATCTGATCCAAGGAACGCCTTGGTGACTGACCCCGCAGCCGATTTTGCTGCACATCTTTAAAAAGGAAACATGTCATGAAAGTAGTGATTAAGAACGTTCGTTTGTCTTTCCCCAAACTCTTTGAACCTTCTCAGTTCAAAGGCACCGGCCCCTTGCGCTACGAGGCGCAGTTCATGGTTGACCCCGGCACCGATGCGCATAAAGCATTGGAAGATGCGATCGCTGAAGTTGCCAAAGCCAAGTGGGGCGGCAAGGCTGCCACCACGCTTAAAAAACTGCGCTCAAGTAAGCAGACCTGCTGCTACGTGGACGGTGAACTGACTGGGCGTGAAGAGAATGAGGGCATGTTCATTTTGTCTGGCAACCGTAAAGACAAAGACGGTCCAGTCGCAGTATTTGACGCAGACAAGACCCCAATTCATGCAGACAACGGTCGCGTTTACGCAGGGTGTTTTGTTAACGCGTCCGTAGACATTTGGGCGCAAGACGGCCAGTACAGCGGCATTCGTTGCACGTTGATTGCGGTGCAGTTTGCCGGTGACGGCGATGCGTTTGGAGGAGGCCCCGTGAAGTCTAACGGCGACGAGTTTGAGGCCATTGAAGCGGTCGAAGAGACCGAAGATGACCTGCTCTAAAAAGAAAACCCCGGTGCTGCCACACCGGGGTAAGTCTGTAAACGCATAGGAATCATGTCATTCCTGATGGAAATCATACCATGTCAAATCCCAAAATTCTATATTTTGATTTAGAGGTTTATAGCGAGGTCAATCTTAAACAGTCTGGCGTGTATCGGTATGCGCCAGAGTCTGAGATTTTGCTTGCGGCTTACGCCCTTGACGATGGGCCAGTGCACGTGGTCGAGACGGCAAACGATGAGCTTACCAAAGCGCTACTTGACCCCAACGTGACCCTGGTTGCACATAACGCTCAGTTTGACCGAGTGGTGCTGCGCCATGCGTGGCAAATGGAAACCGAAATTGAACGTTGGCGTTGCACCATGGCACAGGCTTTGGCACATTCCCTGCCCGGTGCGCTTGGTGTGCTGTGCCAAGTGTACGGACTAGACGCAGACGAAGCCAAAGATGCTGATGGGCAGAAACTCATTCAGCTTTTTTGCAAGCCGCAGCCTGCTAATCGAAAATTGCGTCGAGCCAACAAAGAGACGCATCCAGACGAGTGGGCGCAGTTTGTTCACTACGCTCGCCAAGACGTGCAGGCCATGCGCGTATTGCACGGCAAGTTGCCCAAGTGGAACTACAAAGACGCCGAGCTTGCGCTGTGGCACTTAGACCAGCGCATCAATGACCGAGGCGTGGCCGTTGACCTTGACTTGGTTCAAGCGGCTATTGATGCGGTCAAAAAAGAAAAGGCTCGTTTGTCTAAAGAAACACAAGACAAGACTGGGGGCGACGTCAACTCGGCTAGTCAGCGCGATGCGTTACTGGCACACATACTGAAAGAGTACGGCGTGAGCCTGCCTGATTTGCGTACCAGCACGTTGGAACGCAGGCTCGAAGACCCTGACTTGCCAGAGCCGGTTAAAGAGCTGTTGCGCATCCGACTCGAAGCCAGCATGTCAAGCAATGCCAAGTACCCCAAGTTTCAGCACTGTACCAACGAAGACGGCCGGCTACGTGGCACGTTGCAGTACTGCGGTGCTAGCCGAACCGGAAGGTTCGCAGGCCGCTTAGTTCAGTTGCAAAACTTGCCGCGAGGCAGCGTCAAAGGCACTGAGCTTGAACATGGTATTGCGGCGCTCAAGCTCGGTTGCGCGGATTTGATGTTTGACAACGTGTCGGCGTTAACCAGTTCAGCGGTGCGTGGGTGCCTAATCGCCCCCGAAGGCAAGAAGCTAGTGGTCAGTGACCTGAGCAACATTGAAGGACGGGTCGCTGCGTGGTTGGCTGGCGAAGACTGGAAGGTGCAGGCGTTTCGAGAGTTTGACGCCGGCACGGGGCCTGACCTGTACAAGATGGCCTATGCCAAGTCGTTTGGCGTGAGTGTCGATACGGTGGGGCCAGATGAGAGATCCGTGGGCAAGGTTCAAGAACTGGCATTAGGGTACCAGGGTGCGGTAGGTGCGTTTAAAAGTTTTGCAGCTATCTACCGTATTGATTTAAACGACATGGCCGACAAGGTGCTACCGACCTTGCCAGATGAGTTACTGGAACAAGCGCAGCGGTATTGGAACTATTGCAAGGAAGAAGGCAGCAACACCTTTGGACTTGAGCGCGACACGTTCGTGGCGTGTGACGGCGTTAAACGTGCTTGGCGCAAAGCGCATCCAAACATTACGCGGCTGTGGAAAGAGTTGGAAGAGTCGGCCGTTTTAGCCATTCAACACCCCAATGAAAAATTTAAAGCGGGCAAGTTGGTGTTTAACGCTGTGCGCGGTTGGTTGCGTATCAAGATGCCATCGGGTCGGTTGCTGTGTTACCCACAGCCCCGAGTCGATGATGAAGGCAAAGTCAGTTACGCAGGACTGAATCAGTACACCCGTAAGTGGGGGCGCATCAGCACGTATGGCGGCAAGATTTTCGAAAACCTGTGCCAAGCCGTGGCCAGAGACGTGCTTACAAATGGCCTAGCCATGGCAGAGTTTGGCGGTTACGCCATCGTTTCGTCTGTTCACGATGAATTGATTTGTGAAGTACCTGACAACGACCGTTTCACTCACGAAGAGCTGTCAGCGATCATGGCTACGCCACCAGACTGGGCCAAAGGTTTGCCGTTAGCGGCAGCCGGTTACGAAACAACACGTTATCGGAAGGAGTAGAGCTTGCGCGAACGCACCATTGAGGCGTACTTGCGTCGCCAGGTTCAAGCCAGAGGCGGCATGGCAGTCAAGCAGGATTGGGTCAGCATCAGAGGCGCACCCGACCGGCTAGTGATTCTGCCCCAAGGCGTGATGGTGTTTGTGGAACTGAAAGCGCCAAACCAAAAAGCAAAACCGCACCAAGCACGATTGCATCAGAAGTTACGCAGTCTAGGTGTCAGGGTTTTAGTTATCGATAGCAAAGAACAAGTGGATGAATTTTTAAATGAAACTGCATAGCTACCAGCACGACATTGCTAGGCACATCATGGACACCCCACGGTGCGCAATTTGGGCGTCCATGGGCATGGGCAAAAGCTTGGCCACGTTGCACGCCATCAGCACGCTTGACTTAATGGAAGACGTGTTGCCAGTGCTAGTAGTCGCCCCCTTGCGAGTGGCCAAGCACACGTGGCCCAGTGAGGTGGCCAAGTGGCCTATTACCCAACACCTAAGTTGCAAGTTTATTGGCGGCACGGTGGCGCAGCGTGCCAAGGCGTTTGTCAACTTGGCCGACATCAATACCATCAATTTCGAGCTGCTACCTCAGTTGGTCAAAGAGCTGGGTGATGCGTGGCCGTTTAGGACGGTGGTGATTGACGAATCGACCAGGCTGAAGTCTTACCGATTAAACGGCGGGTCAAAGCGTGCTCGGTTTTTGGCTAAGGTGGCGCACACCAAGGTCGATCGCATGGTGTTGCTGACTGGCACCCCAAGTCCGCAAGGTTTAACGGATTTGTGGGGGCAGATTTGGTTTTTGGATCGCGGTTGGCGTTTGGGGCAATCCTTTAACGGATTTGAGAAACGTTGGTTTCGATCCGAGCAAGTCGGCCCAAACGCTCACGCCAAGAAACTGATTGCGCTGCCTCATGCCAGAACCGAGATTCAGGAAAAGCTGTCTGACATTTGCCTGACCATCGACGCCAAGGATCACCTGAACATTGATGAGCCCGTGGTCAATGTTCTGTCAGTGCCGTTGCCGCAATCCGCACGCAAGACGTATCAGGACATGGAAGATTATTTCTTTGCCGAGCTAAAGGACGAAGGCGTGGAAGCGGCAAACGCAGCGGCTAAGTCTATGAAATGCTTACAAATTTGCAGTGGCGCCGTGTATTTGGACGGCGGCAACACCGACTGGGAGGTCATACACGATGAGAAGATTCATGCACTGGATTCAATTATTGAAGAGGCCAGCGGCTCGCCGGTACTGGTTGCGTACAAGTTCAAGTCCGACTTGGCTCGACTTCTCAAGGCTTTCCCCCAAGCAGTCGCCATGGACCAAAACCCGCAGACCATTGAGCGCTGGAACGCCGGAGAAATCCCGGTGATGCTCGCGCACCCCCAGAGTGCCGGCCACGGGTTGTCGTTGCAGCACGGCGGCAACATCTTGGTGTTTTTCAGCATGGACTGGAGCCTAGAGAACTACTTGCAGATTATCGAGCGCATCGGCCCAGCACGGCAAAAGCAATCGGGATACGACCGCCCGGTGTTTGTGCACCACTTAGTGGTGCCGGACTCTATTGATGAATTGGTCATGAATCGGTTGCGCACCAAGCGGGCGGTTCAGGACGTCTTACTAGAAGCGATGAAAAGGAGAACCAAATGAAACTATTTAACCTTGATTACGAAGAAGTGCAAACGCATATTGAACGGGCAGGCTACGGTTTGAAAGGCCTTTTAACTTGCCCCGTTTGTGCTCCCTACGGAGGTCATGAAGGGTGTTTGCACCATGAGTCTGTATATGTTTTTAATCGGCCAAAAGAAGATTGGGAAAGAGGATTGATTTTGAGCGTCAACGGGGAAGCCGTAAACCTGCATTCAGGCGGTGACGTACAAACTGACAATCCAAGCGAAAGACGCAACGGGGTGTTGATAGGTTTTTGGTGCGAGATTTGCCAAGCCGGTTTAGACGGGCAGCCCATGCTGTATTTAGCTATAGGGCAGCATAAAGGCCAAACTGAAATAAGTTGGTTTGTACCTAAAGATTAAAGGAGAACCAAATGAACGATACAACCAGTAATTATTTTTTGGAAAATGAACTTCGACTATACCTGTCCGAAAATGAAGTACCGAACGATGACATGGTTAACCGCCCACCGCACTACACCCAACATCCGTCTGGTGTGGAGTGCATACAGATCACCGAACACATGAATTTCTGTTTAGGAAACGCTACGAAATACGTCTGGCGAGCTGGGTTGAAGTCGAACAACCCCATTCAAGATTTAGAAAAAGCAGTTTGGTACATCAACCGAGAGATCGCAAGATTGGAGAATCAACATGGATGAAAAAGCACTGACCTTGCAACAGGCTGCTGACATGCTAGGGGTGCATTACCAGACCATCTTTGCCAAGCGCAAAGACTTAGCCTTTCGGCTACCTGGTTCTCGCATCTGGCGCGTATGGCCCTCGACACTGAAAGAGTTTCAAAAATCTGCCACTCATAGTAAAGTTGTCTCGCTGTCGGTGCGAGACGGAGACGAAACATGTCAATCTACAAGCACCCAAAATCAGGCTTCTACTACATCGACATCGCAGTTGATGGTTCAAAAAGAGTTAGACGCTCTACTGGGACGTTCGACAAAGTAGAGGCTCAGGAGTACCACGACCGGGTGAAAGCCCAGTTGTGGCGCACTAGGCACTTAGGCGAGCAGCGGCAGTACACGTTTGACGAGGCGGCGTTGGAGTTCTTAAAGCAACACGCTCACACACGTGACTACGGCTCGAAAGTGCAGCACGTAAAGTTTTGGTGCGAGCAGTTTAGCGGCAATACGATTTGTTCTTTAACAACGGAAGTGATACATAACGCGTTGCCCACGCACAAACGCAATCGCTATGGCAAATCGCAACCATTGTCCGGTGCCACCAAGAACCGCTACCTGGCCACGTTAAGCAAGCTGCTTAACGACGCCCACAAGCGGGGATGGTTGGCCAAGACACCCTACATCCAAAAGTTTGCCGAGTCCCCATTGCGTGAGGACTTCATGACCAAGGAACAGGCAGTCATCTTTTTAGAAGCACTGCCAGAAGGTTGGATGCGTGATGTCTGCACGTTTGCGTTGGCAACAGGCATGAGGGCAGGAGAAATCCTGAGCCTGGAGTGGGCGCAAGTAAACGTGGACAGAGGTTTGGTGTCGGTCTTGGGTTCCAAGGCAAAGTCAAAGTCTGGTAGAGCTGTGCCGTTAAACGATGAGGCTTTGACTGTGGTCATGCGGCGTAAAGATTTACATAGTCAGTATGTCTTTGCGCGGGCGGGCAGGCAGACCAGAGAAATCGACAGACGGCCGTTTGCCAAAGCGGTACAGGCCGCGGGGTTGCCAGAGGGCTTTAGGTTTCACGATCTCAGGCACTCATGGGCTTCGTGGCACGCCCAGGCAGGTACCCCGATGCTGACGTTGCAGCGCTTGGGCGGGTGGAAAACGTTGTCGATGTTGAATCGCTACGCCCACCTGAGTGCCGATGACTTGGCGCGCTACACTGGCAACGTCAAAATCACGCCACACCCTGAACCGAACTTACCCAACCGTCCTGCACTTCGTGTGGTAAACGGTTGATTTACTTGGAGTTTTTTGGCTCCCCAAACTGGGCTCGAACCAGTGACCTACGGATTAACAGTCGCACGTTAAAAGTGGGTACAAATAGCTGGAAAGCCGCATAAACACTAGGTTTCGCACTGACAGCATCATCGAAATCTGTTTATGCGTTTTGACATCTATACAGGGGGAGCGAAAAGCATTTATGGCAAATTTACGCCACACCTGGAGAACTGGAATAAAAAGCGGGCGCTCGGTCTTAGCCGCCGAGGATAAAGTTGCGAACGAGGTCACGACCGTTCGTTAAACGAAAGGGTGCTATATCCCGGCCCGCGACTTATTAAGTCGTGTCGATGATTTTATTTACAATGGAAAAAAGCGGGGAGCAGGTCTTAGCCGCCTGTGAAGTTACGGGCAATCCCGCCCCGCTACTTCGGGCTGAATGGTGCTTCATCCAACCCCGCTTACTCCACTACCCCACCTGCCACGCCCTGACCCATTTGCAGGTACTCAATTTCCATCTTGAGGCGATCAATTTCTAGTTGATACAGACGACCACAATCAATGTGCGGTTTGGGTTTGTCGAGGTTGATGACCACCCGCGCATAGATAGCCATCGTGTTGCGCTCAAAATTGTTGTTCACGAACGTGCTGTTGACATCAATGATTGTCGGGTTGGAGTTTGACCCAAGGCCATTGCCTCGGCCACCTACAATCCCAATGTCCATGTACCAGTCGCGTGGGGTCGTGCTTGTCTCGCACTGCACACCATCGGCACTGCGAACCTTGTCGTTACCTGTTGGCCATGACGGGGGCGCAGGCAGGCTCAGTTGTCCCAAGTCTGCCATTGCCACACATGGAGCGAATGCGAGCGCGTAGAGCAATCTCATTCTGGTTCTGCCCCTCTGGTTTCAGGGTCAACACCGACACCGAATCTGGCGCACGTCCGGGTAATAACTGATGCCTCACCCGGCTCCGGTATGTAGGCTGTACAAACGTAATACAGACCGTCCTTGCCATTGGTATCTAGACGCACTCGAAAGGGTCTAGAACCATTGGCTGATAGCCTGAATTGCTTTGGCATGGCCAAACATGGGACTGGAAAAGCAAGCGCATTTCGGTAGCACTCGACCCGATAAGTGGCCGCCCGACTCAAGAAGTTCATGGCTTTGAATTGGAAGCCGATGACTTTAGACCCAGACGGGGCTTGTAAGCGGGTTGGGGAGATTCCATGCGCCCCCACAGCCGAAACCGTGAGAGCGCACAGAAGCCCAACTAGGATGTTGGACTTAGCCATGGCTTACGAGCAAGTAAGCGTAGTGGCTGCGGCGTAGTCACCAGCCGGGAAGTTGGTCTCTGAGCCAGTAGACACTTGCAAACCGAGGTTCACAGTGTCACCAGAACCTGTCGTGTAGACAGTCGAGGCCGAGTTGCCCGAAAAGGTGAGCGAGCCTTTTGCCGTGGTTGAAGCGAGAGTCGTGAAAACTGGCACGATCTCGCCCAATTCTGGCGCAGTGCTAAACGAGGTTGGGCCAGTGATGGCCAAAGTGGGTTGACCCGTAAAGGTAAACGACACGACTGGACCCGATCCGCCAACGTGAGACGTTGACAGCGCGGTTGGGTCGATGGCGTTAGAGCCAAAGTCACCCGCTGACACCTCGGTGAACACGCAGGCGTTTTCAACGCGCCCGGTAGTATCCACGCTAAAGGCATGTGCCGCGCTCACTGCCCCGAAAGACAGCGCAACGGCTAAAAGTGATTTCTTCATCAGAAACCTCCTTACCAATACTACGAAATGTCGTAGCCACATCCTGACCAACACGGTCAAGACCTACTGGGACGTGATTTCACGCACCCATTTCTGTAGTTCGATCAACTTGAGTACGGACTCAGCGCACTCTAGTCGTTCTGTGGTGGTAAGAGGTTGGTTGGGGGAGGGGTTAGAAGTTCTGCTGGCGGCTGTGGAATTGGCGGGCATTCCACGGGTATTTTTGTTGTCCCGCAGCCTACCATTATAGTACTGATGCAGACGATCAAGGGCGTTCGCATATTCCTTATGGATGTCGCGAGTGGTTTGATTATGCTTGGCAATTGTTTCACGGTTTTTAATCTCCTGTTCGGCGGCAATTGATTCCACGGACGCACGGTACGCAACTAGCTTGTCGTGTTCGTGTAGCCATCCCACGGCAGCACCAGCAACGAAAGTTATACCAATGCCTACCAGCGTTAGCGCACGAGAACGCAGGAATTCAATAACCGTGCTTAAAAACATCAGCTTCCTTTTGTCTGCGGTTGACTAAACCGTTGACGATTCGCCCACCGCTGTAGACCCACCGATGGAATTCGTCAGCAGCGGCTTTGCGATCACCTGCATTTAAGAGTCGCAAAAGGGTGCTTTTCTCTAGGTCGTGACAACCAAGGTTGTAGGTAAAGGATGCCAGTGCATCGAACGCATGCTGAGACAGTGGCACTTTGACATAAGAGTTGATGCAGTCCTCAACTGCTTCCAAATCTTCCTTCAGCCACTCCTCGGCTTGGGCGGGGGTACAGACATCGCCCAACACCACACCATGCGCCCTGCCGTATCCAATGGTAATGGGCAGTCCAGTGCGACTAGCAGGGTCGGCATAGGCTTTAGAGCGAAACCCCTCTAAGTCTTTGATAAGGTCAATGCCCTGCTGTGAAATCTTCATGGTCGCTCCACTTGGTGATTAAGTAAACGAGGATGTAGGTCAAAACGAATGCGTAGAAAACTAATTGAGACACCGTGGCGAACACCTCAAAAACTGGCGATGGAGGCCCGTCAATGGCTTTGACAAAAGACGAGTAGCTGACCAAGTACGATGACCACCCGATAGCCCAAAACAGCCCTTTGCTCTGGGATGCTGTTTCCCAAACGCCCCTGAAAAGACCGACCAATACCAGTGTGCCGATGGCAAATGTGATGGCAAACTGGATGCCGTAAAGAAACCCGTGAATCATTTTTTTATGCCTTGAAAAAGTTGAACGGCATCGTCTTGGCGGCGATGTTCAAAGTATCGTGCGACACTGCCAAGCGCCGACCATGCTATGAAACCTAGCGCAAACGATATGCCTGCCACCACATGGATATCGGTCACAGGGTCATCAAAAATCTTGCGCGTGATAGTAGGAGCCAACATGGTTCCTGCGCCCACCGAGACGATGAGGCGCATTGCAGCCTCTTTGACCGTGGCAGGCTGCATGTAGACCATCATTGACCCACCACCCAAAGCAGCCGCACCTGCGCTGGCAAAGTGCGTCAGTAGGTGCGATATATCTATGCAGCAATCAAACAAACGTCTTCCCCGGATAGTCCACAATTTTCCACTCGTCGCCGAGGTAGCGCCACAAACGGTCGTACTGGTTCATGACCTGCATGCCGTTGTAAGGCTCGTTGACTTCGTTGTTTGGGTCATCCTTAATGCGTCGCAGTGACAGGTCTTGCCAGTAGCCGCCTGTAGCCGTTTTGACGTAGCCACGCCACACGTTTAAGTCCACGTCGTAGTAAATCTCAGGATAGGCAGACTGCGCGGGCTGATTGGTCGGACGCGCGCGCCAGCGAGTGCCTTCACAGTACGTGCCTGCCACAAAGCGGTAGGCATCGGCAGCGCCATCGGCCTTGAACGTGTCGGTCTCGATTTGACCTTCACAGATGACTTTGTTCTCAGCGCGGATGGTGTCCTTGACTGCGATGGTGTCCTCTGGGAAGCGCAGCGCAGTGGCTTGCGTTAAATCCACCTCGCCCTTGACCACCATGTCAGTGACAGTCAGTGAATCAGTTGTCAGCCCACTGACCTCATACGTTGCGTTTTTGAACAACTTCGTGGCAAAGCCATTGATGTTGATGTTCCACAGCCCCGTGGCGTTTGAACCATCCAGATTGGCAGGCACATAGCCAAGCCTGTCCCAGATGTATTTCTGGTTGATGTTCGGCACATAGGACTTGATAGCGTCAGCGGTCAGCTTGACTGTGCGCCGTGAGCCGCTACTGCCCTGCTCGACCACCAGAGAGTCAGAGTCTTGCAGTGCTGCGCCTGATGGCAGGTCGTCGATGGTTACGTCAGCCATGATTAGCCCTCCAGCAAAGCGGCTTTTTGAGACAGCCAGTTATCAGCCAATTGCTTGGCGGTTGCGCGCAAGCTCTGGTAATCATCGTAGGTATCAGGCTTTTCATCTCGGTTGTTAATCGTGGCAATCTCTTGCTGAACCGAGTAGACCGAGCCGATGATCTTTTCAATTAGGATTTCACGGGTGTCGTGGACAAAAGCCACGGCCTCGTTAGCCACCCATTGCGTCTGGTCTTGGCCATCCATGTCCTGCGTGGTCTGTTCTTGAACGTCCCAGTGGATACGCACCTCGTTGCCAGAGATGACATAAGTATCGGGTTGGGTCTGTGAGTAGGTTTTCATAATGCACCTCTGATTTGAGTGGGGTAAATCGGACGGATTTGGTGAGTGTGTTTGCGCCACAGGGTTTTGCCATTACATGACTTGACCCACCCTTTGTAGGCCATGACGCGGCTTAGGTTGCGTGTCGTTTTTGGCATTTCTTTCAATGAACGACAAGCGTTTACAAAACTTTGCTTTATTCCCCTACGCAACCGAGTGCGCTCAGGCTTAAAGACGTAGCCCACGAAGTCGATACCTTGCGCGGCCACGTTGTAGATGTTCCATGAAGGCTTGATAGACAGCTTGAGTTTGGACAGTTCTTTTTCAGCCCAAGTCTTCATGGCCATCAGATCGCCAGGCGCGTCGGCCATGAAGACGATATCGTCGCAGTAACGGAAGTAACCAGTAGGCTTGATTTCTTGCTTGACCTTCCAATCAAATTCGTTCAGGTACACATTGCCCAGTATTTGAGACGTGTAGTTGCCAATGGGCAGGCCCGGCATACTGTCGATGATATTGTCGAGCAGCCACAGTGTTTTCTCACATTTGATCTTGCGTCGTACAGCGGCTTTGAGAAGGCGGTTATCGACTGAGGGGTAGTACTTGGCCACATCAATCTTCAGCGCGTATTTGGGGCAATTCTCGCTGCGCACCAGACGCTTGACACGCCTCATGGCATCGCTTGTGCCGCGCCCCGTGATCGACTGGTAGGTGTCACGGATAAGTGCGTTGGTCAGCACTGGCCCTGCCACATTGAGAAGCGCATGCTGCACGATACGGTCAGGGTAGTACGGCAGTTTGTAGATGGTGCGCATCTTGCGCCCGTCATAGCGATCTTCAAGCGTGTAGGCGCTGGTATTGAAAGTCTGGTTGGTAAGCATCTTCTGAATCTCACCGCAGTAGTGGTCAACATCGGCATCGACCATTTTGACTTCGGTATAGAAAGCCTTGCCCTTGCGCGCCTGTTTATGAGCCAGACGGATGTTGTCTAGGCTGACGATCTTCTCGAAAAGGTTGCCTTTACGTTTCATCGCTGATGTTCCCCCAGACGCTCGCAACCGCTACTAGCCTGTATTGGGTAGACATATTCGCCCTTTCGAGCAGGGGTGATTGGCCGCGCACTACGACCAGCGAGCTGCGTGCCGATATTACGATTCCGATTCGATGAGGCATTATTCGAATTCAAGTAGAACGTGCCTGCATTCGTGCCATTATTAGCGTTACTGCTGACATGAACCACGTGTGGAACGACAAAATGGTCAATCACCCCTTGGTACTCCTTAAATTAAAAGGCGAGCCGCGCGCCGAAATAACGAAACCGAAGCGAAGAGGCATAAGCCGAACCCAAGCAGAACGCGCCCGCAGCCGCGCCATTAAATGCGTTACCGCCGACAAGAACCACGCGGTTGGAATCCGGCTTGGCGTAATGCTCGTCAGTGACATAGGTGGTTGATGAACCACCGCTGTTGGATGCCGATAAGAAATACGGAGATGCGCTTTGAAGCT